CGCCACGTCGCGATCGAAACGCTGGGATAGAGCAATGCGGGCCCAAGTATTTCGACGAACGCCCCGCTCGACGTACCCGTCCCCGTCGGCGTGAAGAACGAGACTTGGGAAATGAGAGAAATGATTTGATAGGCAGAAGCGTTCAGAACGCCGCCGATCGGGTAGGAACCGATCTGCTCGATCCAAACGTAGTTCCATGTCGTTGCTGTATCGGACGAGATGACCGTGACAGGAGACGTCGGATTAAAGACAGCCCCCGATGTTCCAAGCAGCGTGCCGTCTGATGCCGATGTCGGCGCAGTCGACTTGCCGCGCAAATTGAAGGTAAACGTCGGGCTTGACATCGGCCCCTGAACGCCGCCGGTCGTGCACACGCCGGCGCCAAAGCCGAAGTTCGACGTGGGGTAAACGGTCGCCTGCTGGATAGCCTGCGCACTCGCCCCGGAATAATTCTTGCCGACGTACGAACTCAGGCCGATCCTTGTAGACGGCGGGAAAAATCCGCCGCTCTGAAAGTCCTGCTTGCCAGCGCTAGCCGATGACGCCTTCGTAAAGACGCTATCGAATACACTATTGATGCCACCACCGAGCGTCATGTCGCCGATGTTGACCGAGCCGACCAGCGTCGGACTGATGATGTTCGTCAGCGACGTAATCTTGCCCCAGGTCCAGATCGCCGCATTTTGCGTCAGCAGCGACCAGTGTATGATATCGCTGCCGGGCGCGTGTCCGGTGGTCGCCGCAATTGCCTGCCAGTAGGTGGTCGCGCCGGGATCTCCACTCGGGTTATAGGAGACGACATTTCCCGTCGTGTACGCGGTTGCAGCTACCCATGGCGCCGGTTCCGATAGCAGGCGAACCAGTCGCCCGACATCCGTGCCGAGGAAGCCCTGCCCGTTGTTGATGGCCGCGCCGGCCGATGTGGCCTGCCATGCCGTCGGGCTCGACACTGGCGTGTTGCCGACGTTCTGGTCGATCAGTGATTTGTAATTGACGCCGGCCGATGTGACGAAGTCGCCGAGCTTATAGGCCTTGCTCGCGTCGTATGCAGAGAACGACACCGTGAGCGTGATGATCCCCTTGGCCGCGCTGGGCGTGGCCTGCGCTCCATTGGTGAACGGATCGAGATAGGGACCGTCGAGAAACACCGCTGGGCTCAGCGCAAACGACGGCTTGAAGTTCACATAGGGATAGATCGTGGCGGTCAGCACCTGGGGAGCCGACGCCGGCGCCAGAAAAATTCCTGTCGTTTCGGCTTGGATGACGCGGAGATTTTCCCAGGTCGACCCCGCGTAGCCGGTCTGCACCTCAAGCACGCGCGCGATATAGGCGCCGGTGGCGAGTGCCCCGAATGTCGATCCGTCGATCGAAAGTCCGGTCAGCGCATCCGCAATGGAAAAATGCGTCGTGTCGATCTTCGTCAATACGACTTGCCGATTTTCAAGCTGCGGAATCGACGCAACAGGGAAGATCGCCGTGTCGCCCGTCGCCCACGCCACCGCCCCCAGCGTCTGGACAACGGCCGGGTTTGCCGTTGAGATCGAGACAATGGTCTGGTCATCGTTCGTGGTGATCAGCACGGCGCCGTTGCGGAAGCGAACATAGTTGTCCGTGAACTCCATCGTGATCGGAGCGGACTGCTGAAAATCGAACTTGATGACACGGCCCGGCGTGCCCCCACGGGTGTGGCCGCTGTACTGCGTCCCCGGCCGCCGCGTCCACGCGCCACTCTCCAGCGGCATGCTGTTGAAGCAGACGCGCATCGACGTGCGGTAGTCCGGCCGGTCGTAGCGACCCTGCGCGTATTGGCTGATCTCGCCGCCGAGGAACGAGGTGAGGATCTGCGTGGCCGCCGGCATTATTGCCTCACGGACACGTAGACGTCATCCGGCGGATCGTCATAGCCGGCCTCGATCGCGTTGATCGTGCGCGCCTCGTCCATGAAGCGCTTGTATTTGGAGGCGATCGTCTGGAGGCGGCCGTCCGACTGGGTGATGGGCTGACAAACCTCGATGCCGATCCGCGCAGCGAGACCCTCGCAGAACATCGCATCCATCTTGGAGACGTCGGTCACATCCGCGACGAAGCGCAGGCGGACCGGCCCGACGTCGGACGAGACGATATAGCCGTTCTCGACCTGCCAGTCGGTGTAGCTGTTGCCAGTGGGTCCGCCGAGCATCGGCACCGCGACCTTGGGGTTCTGCGGCGCAAAGCGCAGGAAGCCGGCCGGCAGCTTGTAGATGTTCTGGCTGTAGGACTGCGACGACGGACCCGCGCCGAGCGGATAAACGATGTTCGGGCGCACGAGTGCAACGCCGCTGGGAAACTCGGCGCCGCCGATCTCGAGCCATTTGAGCGATCCGGTGCCGCCGACGAATGTCGAGGTCCACTGCGACGGATGCGTGTCCGGCTGCTGCGCGAGATTGAGGTCGACCAGGCTTTTGTAGGCGACCGCGGAATAGGTCACTATCTGGTCCTGCCAGTATGTGACCGTCGCGTCCCACGGCGTCGCGGTCGCAGGGTTGTCCGAATTGGCGTCCTGGAGCGACAGGTAAACCCGATAGGTGCCGTCACCGGCGAAGGTGTAGACGACCTCGCCCGAGCCGTAGGTGCCGGTCGAACTGTACAGCGACACGGTCAGCGGCCCGAAATACGGCTCCCAGTAATTGGTGAGAAGCGGGTCGTTTCCGGTGTTGTTGACGATGTTCGAGATCCAGAAATTTCCGAGCGCGTCCATCACGATCGAGCCGCGATAATAGGTCGTCGCGGGCGCCCACATAGCGGGGCTCAGCATCATCGTCGTGGTGTCGACCGCGCGCATCGAGGCGCGGCGGGTCGCGAAGGTCCAGATGTTTCGCTGAAGCTCGGCAACGCGGACCTTGTCATAGACGAAGGCCACCTCGGAGGCGCGTTTCGAATTCTCGGTGAAGCTCGAAATGCGATCGGCACCGCAATGTTGCAGCGCGCGATTGCCGATATCGACTGCGGAGGTGAAGGCGACCATGGCGCGGACAATGCGGACGGGGTTCCAGCCCAACAACGCACCACGACAAAAGGCGGCGGGACCGAAATCCCGCCGCCAGTTTACTCCCTCGGAGGTACGCTCGGCGACTATCCGGAGACGATGAACCCGGCTGCGCTGGCCTGCTGCGCATTCTCGAAGAATCGTTCGAACGCCTTCAGCGCCTTCAGGACATCAACCTTGGAGTAGGTCGTCGCCGGCGTGGTCGCGTCGAACAGGCGCAGTTCGATGGTGGCGCCGCTCGTAGAGGTTCCGGTCGTGAAGTCCGAATACTTCATGCCTTCGACGCCACGAGGAATGCTCACGAAGTGGTCAGCCATGGTTCACCTCACCAAAAGGATGTCCCAAGACTGGCTTGGGACGGAAATATTTCCAACCTGTTGAATCTCGTCATTGACGGAGATGACGGCTTCAAACTCCACGTCGGGAGCAACCCAACTTCCGTTGGACATCAGCCATGTACCGATGACCTTGTCTCCGACCTTCAAGCCCGGAACACTGATTGATCCGGGTGAACTAAGATTGGTGACCGAGGCCTTCAACAGTCCGATTGCTTCAGCGGCCATGGCTCACCTCAATCCGTGTAGGTGCATTCCAGCACCATGATCCCAGTGCCGGTGGTGATGGCGGTGGTCAGCGACAGGACAATGTCGAAGTAGCCGCCGGGATCGGAAGCAAGGCCAGCAGCCTGCCAGAGCGGCATGTTGCGCTTGTCCGGGGTGTAGGGCGATGCGATCGGGTTGCCGAGCACGTCCTGACGCGTGGTGGTGGTAAGGGCGATCGCAGAGGCAAAGAACGTTCGGCTGATCGCGGCAGCAACCAGCAGCGACGTCGGTCGGTTACCTTCGCCATCGGTCGCATAGTAGAGGCCGATGTCGGTGACGCCGGCCGCCTGGGTCTGGGTCTGGAAACTCAGGTTCTTGATCTTCGAGTTCGAGGGCACGCGAACCATCTGATAGGTCGCGTCGATCGAGGAAGATGCAATGCCCGTGGCGATGCCGGTTACCGACTTGAGCGGCGCCGGGGCGCCCTCGCCGGCCGTCGGCTGAACAACCGGCGTAGCATCGAGGGCGGTGATGATCGTGGATTTGACGTGATCGACAGCCATGTGGGTTGCTCCTTACGGCGTGACGTCGGCTGCGGCCGAGGTGTCGGCGCAGTCGCATTCGAGGAGACGGCCGGGCTCCAGTCGGGTCGCGCCGGACGACATCATGGTGTAGATCTGCCAGGGCAGGCCGCTCAGGTCCTTGCGGCGGTCGACATCGTTCTCGGTGTCCTTCCAGATGCCGAGGTAGAGGCCGGACTTGGCGAAGGGGATGTTCGAGCGAACCGACGAGGCCGACGGCAGGCGCTCGCTGTAGACGATGTCCCAGCCGAGGAAACGCGTGACCTTGCCCTCCTGGAGGACCGGGCGCTCGGAGAACTCGGTGGAGACCACCTGCACCTGGTTGAGCAGATCGCTTTCGCCCTGGGAGTTCGTGACCCAGGTCAGGGTCTCCTCCTCCATGTCGACCTGTGCCTTGCGCATGATGCGCTTGGCTTCGATCATCTTGGCGACGGTGAGGCCGGAGGCAGCCGATGAGCCGAAGGTCGAGGACACCGTCCACGCGGACGAGATCGAGGCCCAGGTCTCGGCCGAGAAGCTTGCGCCGTCGGTGCCGAGCTGCGAGGTGCCGAATGCGGCGGCAATCAGCCGGTCGTCCCATTCACGGGCGACGGCGGCAGCGGCAGCGGCGACTTCCTGCGACTGCGGATCGATCGCGGTCTTGAGCTTGTCGAAGGTGTCGATGAGCTGGTTGCAGTCACGGTCGACCGGGAAAACCCAGCGCCGGGTCATGCTGCCATCCTGCCGGCCGATCGGGGCGAAGCGGCCCTGCGGCGGCTTCATCTGGACGGCGCCGAAATACTGGATGGGCGAAGCCTGCTTGCCGACGTGATAGCCTTCCATCACACGGCCACGCAGCTTCGACTGCTTCTGCTGGAGCTTGAGCGCCAGCATGGTGGAGAATTCGGTCGTAAACAGTTGCGGTAGATTTTCGGACATGGCTATCCCGCCTTGAGAGGTTGAATGGTCGGCGGCCTTGTCCGTGCGAATGCACAGGGGCCATCAAACTTTCAGCCTTGTCCTTGCGGGGGCCGTCACTTTCAAACCTGTCGGCCTTGCCCTTGCGGGGACCGGTGCTCAGGTTCAACGGGCGCGAACCTAGCCGCGCCCGCCAAACCGGAACAACGCACCAACCGGATCAGTCCTTGAAGCGGTTCGGATCGATCTTGATGTTGAGGAATTCGCGCGCGTCGCGCAGCCGCTTCAGCGCGGCCGCGTTGTTCATGTCGCCGGTCTGCAACGCGCCCTTGGTCGGGTGCGCGCAGTACGGCTTGCCGCTGATGACGCAGCCCCTGGCATTGCAGCCGTCGGCGCATGCGGTCTTGGTCAGCCCGGAGAATTGCGAGACCGCGGCCTTCGGCCTGGCCACCTTCTTTGTGGTCTTCTTCTTGGCCTTGACGGGCTTTGTGACCGGCGCGTCGAAGATCACTTCATCGGGCTCGCTCATGACGTGGCCCCCGTGATCATCTGGTTAAGCCGTGTCATCTCGCGCTTCTCCGCGGCACCGCCGGCGTTGTAGCGCTCGACCCATCCCTTGTCGGCCATCAGTTCGGACTTGCGCGCATGGGCGCCTTCCATGGTGGTGACGTCACCGACCGGCCCGCCCGCGCCGCGCTCGACGAACGTGTCCTCGCGGGTGTTGGCGCCGATCTTGCGCATCGCCTCCATCACCTTGTCGTAGCCGATGGTGCCTTCGAGCGCCGCGACCGCCTCCTTGTCGATGCCGAGCCGGCGCGCGCCCTCGATCGCCTGGAGGTGGTTGTACGCGAACTTGTCGCCCCAGTTCTTGGTCAGGGCTTCCTTCTGCTCGGCGAGCTTGGTGGTCAGCGCCGAGTTGTCGGTGGTGGTCTTGGATTCGAGCGTCTTGGCGAGATTGGTCGCAATGATATTGGCCGCGCTCTTTGGCACACCTTGGTCGTGCAGCGTGGCGCGCAGACTGTCCGAGATCGCGGGGTCCTTGATCGGCGAGAGGTCGTAGTCCTTGGCCTCTTTCGGCGCGCCGAGGCGCTCGTAATAGGCGCGCAGGTCCTCCGGCTTGGCGTCGGCGGCCGGCAGCTTGACGACGCGGTCCGGAGGCACGCCGATCAAGCGCTCGGCACCCTGGTACATCTCGGTCAGCTTGACGCCGAAATCGCGGGGATTGTCGAGCTTCAGGCCCTTGGTTTCCCAGAAGCCTTTGACGGCGGGGTCGACGCCGTCGTGCCACGGCTTTGCGCCGGCGGCAGCCGCAGCAGCGGCGGCAGATGCCGCAGCCGCATCGCTCGCTTCATCGAAATGAAATCGAGGCCGGCCGGTGTGGTGATTGAAGAAATGGAGGTGGCTACTCGGGAGGGTCGTTTCGGTCGTCATGGCTTATCGCTCCTTTGGCGGGCCGGGTAAAGCGCTGGACAAGCTCCTCGATGTGGAGATCGAGGTGGGCTCGAATGCGTAGGTAAACCTCCCGCCGCCCTTCAAGGACGTAGGTGAGGTCTCGATTGCCGGGGACCACGCAGGTCTCGGTGGCCCGGCAAAAGGTCGCGAGGTCGGCCAGCACAGCGGCGCCGGCGGCCTCCTTGAAGGCGAGCATGTAGGCGCGCTGGCGATCGGTCAGGGCCTCCTGGATTTTCAGGTCGGATTCGGTCATGCGGGCAGGCCCTGGGCCGGGCCGGCCTTGGCGGCAACCGCACGCGCCTTGATGATGGCGGCTTCAGCGGGCGCGGCCTGGATCTGCTCCTGCCGCTGCTGCTGCGCGGCACGGTTCTTGCGCTTGGCGGCGACCGCCTGCGGGTCGGCCATCCATGCCTCGGGCACGTTGTTGATACGCGAGATCTCCGGAATCGCGGTGTCGAAGTCGAAGGGATCGAGCAGGCTCATGTCCTGCGTGATGTTGACGAGTTCGCGGACCTGTTCGAGCGAGCGCAGGAAGCCGGCGGCGCGACCAGCGCTGGCGGCCAGCGACAGCGGCGAGGTGTCGGTGACCTCGTAGGCGCCCTTGGCCTCGCGCAGCCGCGGCGGCATCGGGTCGACCATGCGCATGTCGACCAGCAGGTCGAGTTCGCGCTCGACGAGGCCCCCGACATATTCGGTGTGCTGCCGGCCGAGCGTGGGCGCGACCAGCATGCCCTTTTCGTTGACGAGCTCGATGACCTGGGTGGCCGTCATGTTCGGGTGCTCGGACAGCACCTTGAACAGCGACACCAGGAACACGTCGTCGATGATGCCGCGCTCCTCGCCCATCATCTTCTCGGAAATGCCGATGTCGCCAGTGGGGAGCGTGTGCACCAGCAGCTTGCCGTCGGAGGTGACGCCGCCCTTGTTCTGGGCACCGGGCCGCAGATCCATGCCGACAATGCCGTCGTCGGCCATCAGCAGCACGGGATCGGCGGCCCGATGTCCCTGTTTGAGGAAGGTGATCTTTTGCGCGTTGAGGGTCTTCAGCGACGGCAGCACGATCTGCGCGGGACCGCGGCCCTCGACCTCGCCCGGGGTCTGGTCGTAGCGCGACACCGCGTAGGGGAACACGCGGTAGCCACTCTCCGGCGCCATCAGGCAATTGCCCTCGATGCAGATGTAGTAGGACGCGAACGGCAGCGAGCGCTCGTCCAGCGCCTCGGCATCGTAGTCATCGTCGCGCGGGTGGACGCAGTGCAGGAAGTTGAACAGCGTGGTCTCGTCCTTGCCTGCGGCGGCAGCCACGGTGCCGGGCAGCCATTCCTCGCCGAACTTCTGCACGGCCTGATAGGCGGTCAGCTTGAACCACCGGATCATCCGGTCGACCTTGCCCTGATGGTTCTCCCCGAAATAGGTCTCGCCGAGCGGCACCGATTTGTAGCGCAGGCCCCGGCCGCCGCCGTGCCAGCGATTGTCGAACTTGTCGACATACATGGTGGCGTTGCCGAACGCGCCGAGCGACTGCCAGTTGTTGTAGTTCTGCGCCGCAAAATTGGCATTCGCGTCGTAGCGTTGGCGGAACAGCATCTTGGTCGTGTTCTCGAACCACAGCCGGGTGGCGCGGTCCTTCATCACGTAGTCATCGCCTTGCAGGCCGTGCCACAGCATGTTGCGCGGCGTCACCAGCGAATCCGCGATCGCGCAGAAACGGTGCAGCGCCAGCGCGCCGGTGGCGTCGACCTGCTGCTGCGTCTTCTTCTGGCCGGGCGTGTTGTAGTTCTGATAGAAAAACGTGTTGCGCGAGGTCGGCAGGATGAGCTGGGCGACCTCCTCCCACTGGCCTGCGAACAGGGAGCGGCGGGTCTGATATTGGCTGAAGGTCCGCTTGGACTTGTTGACCTTCTCCATCTCGCGGTCGCTGACGCGGCGGCCCTGCCCGTTGAGGGCCGCGCCGGTCTGGATCGCAACGACGCTAGTGGACGAGGCGCTTGGCATCGGGGTCCTGCGGGTCGAACGACGGATCGAGCCGGTGGTCGGCGACCAGCCAGCGCTGCACGCATTTGAAAAGCTCGACACGCTCGGCGTCGGCCAGCTTCATGTGATCGGCCAGCCGGCGGAAATCGTCGCGCAATGCAAGTTCGCTGGGGTAGACGACCTGATCCTTGATGAACGCGTGGTCCTTCATGATCACGTCGGCGACCACCGCGCCGGACTTTGCCACCTTTCCACAGCTCGCCAGGCACGGCAGCGAAGGCTCGACGTAGCCGGGGAATATCAGCGGCAGCAGAACGCGCAGCGTGTCGGTACCGTAGGTGTGGTCGATCATCGACAGCAGCACCATGCCGGTCTGCCCCTTTGCCTCGGCGAGCGCGCGGGCCTGCCAGCTCTTGCGCAGGTCGAAGGACAGCATCTGCTCGAACCGGCTTTCAAGCACCAAGGTCTCCCGCCGGTCCGAAAATGGACGCCACGGCCATGGAGCCCGAAGGTCCCAAGGCGCGCTGCTGCTGGATCTGCGCCATCCGCTTCTTGCGCTCCTCGTCGGTCTCGGTCTTGACCTGCTGCGACAGGTCGCCTCCGAGGCCAAGCGAATCCGCGGCGCTGGGAAAGCCAGCGCTATTGTTCGGCAACGGCATCGGCTTCCTTCTCCGCAAGCGCGACGGCTTCCATCGCCGCCTCATGCGCGGCGTCGGCGGTCATCAGCGCGGTGTGGGCGGCGACAAGCTTCTCGTCCGCCTCGACCAGCTTTTCGAGGGCCTGGTAATGCCGGCGCTTGGGCTCGGGCAGCGCCTGATAGCGCGAGCCGGACCCACGCTCGACGCGGCCATTGATGCGCACCGCATCCTTGCCGAAATGCTCGTCCTCGAACGCACGCAGGCGCGCGACGCCGGTGCTTTCGGGCTCGGGATCATCGACGACGGCCTCGGCCCGCTCGCGATCAAGGCGCTCCTGCTCGGCCTGCTGCGCCAGTTCGGTTTCGGTGAGATCGGCCATGGGGGAAGGCTCCAGTCAAATGGGGTGTGATGCTGGAGCGGAAGATGCGGCGAGCCATGCGTTCCCAACAACGCACTCAGCCGAAGACGTCGAAGTCCATCCCGGCGGCAACAGGGGCGGCAGCGAGGTCGGCGCGCACCATCGCCGGGAACTTGTCAAAGGTCCTTGCGAACCTGAGGTCCATCAGGCCCACCCGCGTCGCGCTCAGAAGGTCGTCGTCGACCTTGACGACCTTGCCGTCCTTGCGGTGGTAGCCGCTGTATTCGTCGAACCAGTCGAACAGGTGCTCAGCCACAAGCAGCTTTTTCCCGGCAAGGCGCTCCTCCATGACGGTGATGCCGGCTTCGAAATTGTATCCGCCGTCCGAAAACGTGGCGTGCGTCGGCCGCATGCTCAGGCCCAGTTTCTTGTAGATCGTCGCCACCGTGTCGTTGGTCTGCACCCCGCCCCCGGTCCCGCCGTCGTGCGGCCATGCCACCGGCGCGAGCCGCATCGGGCTTTCCTTGATCCTGGCAACGTGGTTCGCGGCCATGCCGAACATCCGCACCGCATCCATCACGTAGACTACGTCGTTGTCGCGATCCCACGTCAGCAGCACGGCCGCGAAAGGGTGGCCGCCCGACTCCTGCCCGGAGTGACGAAAGTCCAGGGCCCATAGCCATGGCCAGTATGCCGGCACCGATGCCGGGTCCAGCTTGTGCTTGATCTGGTCGGACTCGGTCTCGAACACCGCACCCTGCCCCTGTGCATCGCCGCCGAAAATGCGGGTTGCCGCCTTGCGGCCGGCGCGCGCAATCAGCCTGGGAATATCCTCGTCGGGAATGTGCCCGCGCTTCGACACCGCGGCATCCCAGATCGTCATCAGGACCTCGGCGGTCCCCGGGGTCTTGTTCTTGAAATGCTTGCGGACCGGCGTGGCGCCCATCACCGGCGTCATCGACCAGATGATCATCCCGTTCGTGGTCGTCAGCCGCGCCTGGCATTCCTCGTAGATTTCGAAATCGCCGGGGTCCTCGTCACCGTGGATCAGGTCGACCGCCTCGACCTGCCATGCCTCGCGGCCCATCTCGAACGTCTTGCCGCGGAAGATGGCCTTGCCCCCGGTCTCCCGGGTGATGTTGATCGTGTCGACGAAATCGGAAATGCCTCGCGCCATGGTCGGACGGCCAACGATGTTGTCGAGCGGGATCATCCCGGTCCCGAGCCCGCCCGCCGTCCGCAAGTCCCCCAGCAGCTTGGTCTGCACGCCGTCGCGCGTCATGCCCGACGTGGTGCAGCCGTACCAGCCGACAAACTCATAGGCCCGCTCGATCGCTGGCGGCTTCAGGAACTTGCGCCCACGGTACCAGTCCGGGTAAAGCGCGATCGCATGCATCGCATCCTCGGCCGACGTCGCGTGCGTCTTGCCCTGCTGGTTGCCGGCGCGCAGCATCTTCTCGCCAATCGCCCGGTCGGCGGTCAGGTTGTGGAATTCCTCCTGCTTGAAGTTCGGCATGTAAAAATCAATGCGCCGGTATTTCTGCCGGTACTGCATCTCGGTCAGCATCTTCTTGGCGTGCCGGCGGACGTCGTTCGGGTCCGGGCCTTCCTCGGGGTCGTCAGCCACCAGCAACCTCGTCGGAACGGTGCTCGATCACCCTCGGTGCCCGCGCCTCCTGCTCGGCCAGCATCTTCCGGTACCGCGACAGGCCCGTGAAGCCGAACACCTCGATCAGCTTCTCCTCAGCCACGCCAAGCCCGATCAGCACCCGCAGATCGTTCAGCGCCTGGTCCGTGTGGTTGACGGTCACCTCCCCGCCGAGATTGACGTCAACGGTCGACTTCTCCCCAAGCCCCAGCCGCGCCAGCGTCGTGAACACCGCCTTGCTGTGGTCGACGTGCCGCTCGTTCTGGATCAGCTGGGCCGCCGCCTTCACCGCCGGCCCGAGCAGCCCGCGGAACGCCTTCTTGCCGACCTCCTCCAGCGCCGCCAGCACCCGGTCGCGGTGCATGAGCTCGCTCGCCCGCACCTTCGCGGCCTCCGAACTATCCCCATACCCAGCGTCCCGCGCAGCTTGCGCCCCATTCGGCGGACCCTCGTTCGTCACGTAAAACCAGACGAACTTCCGCTCCCGCTCCGAACAGGCCTGCATCTTCGGCCCAAGCTCAATTTCCGAGAAATCCATACTCGGACAGTCCTCGTAACGGTTACTCAAAACAACGCACCGCACATTCGACAGAAAAACAGTCGTGGCATAAATACAACAGGCCCCACAGAACTGGCCGCGAAATGAAGGGGATAGCTCATAAATGGCGAGCGTGGGATGATCTGCCCCCACCCCCACCCCACCCCGGTCTTTTCGAAGGGCAAACCTGGCTATCTACCTATCGACCGCATGCCCTGACCGCATAGCCCACGCACATCACACAGCTAAGTCATTGATATTGTTGTGTTCCACATTTCGCATAACCTCTATTATGGAATATCTATGTGTGATGTTCTTGAAATCACTGAGGTTTTAGACGCAGCGTAATATGGGGGTTACGTCACACACGCGGGCAACGAGGTCAATGCTACGATCATGGGCTGATCAGGCAGGCTGAGGTGCGGATGGTGGTTCGAGCGGTTGCGGTGATCGGCCTATTCCTGGCACTGCTGTGGGTGGCAGCGCTGAGCGAGTACGTTCAGATGGTGCTGATGTTCACGGGCATCTTTGCGGTGTGCTGGACGGTGGACCGGCTCGGGACACGATGAGCGATGCGTCAACAGCATATATATCACCTATATGGTGTTGACGCGGTCGGCTTTGCGCTTGGCTCGGAGGGCTCGCTGCAACTCAGCCTGCTTGGCCTTGCGGCGCTTGGCCCGTTGTTCCTTGCTAACATCGATGGCGCCGATGGTGGTGATCTTGAGGTGGGTTCGCCTGGCATCGGTGAGGGCGAGCTTCCATGCGAGCTTATCGGCAGACCATTTGAGCGGGCAATGGTTGGCCTCGGTGATCATGTATTCGCGGTCGCGCGTCTCGATCCACGGACAGTAGGTCGCCAGCCATTCGGCTGCCCTGCGATTTCCGTCGGCGAGCACCACGAAATGATGCACGAAGATCCTGGCGATGCCTTCTGACCACTGGCTCGGCTCAAGCTCGGCCCCACCACCTGACACATCGGCAAGCCACCGCAATAGGTCTGCGATGCGGATTGCAGCCATTGATCTCGATCGCTTGGAGACCTTGGTGTGGTGCTCATAGCGTCGCTTGATCTCCCACTGGCGCGCGCGGATCAGCTCTGGTGGTGGCCTGCGAATGTTCATGGGAACAGCATGGCAGGCTGTGGATTGGCTACAACGTACTGGCCTGCTTGGACCACCTTGCGCGCGCGGCATGAGATGCGATACGCTGGCGCTGGCGCTTTCCGAGCTTCTTGGCGCGCTGCTTCCCTCCGATGCTTGCCCCCATCAGAATACGCTCCTCGCGCGTCATTTTGGTCAGTATTACAGCCAGTTTTTGCAGATTTGAGTCGATGCTTGCCTGCTCAGATCGGCCATTTCTCAGCCTGATCTGGCGCGCTGAACCCCCGACGATCTTGCGCTGTTTCCACCGTCCCTTGACCATTGCGATCTGCTCGGGGTCGTCGACGAGGGCGAGCGCCTTACCGAGCGCACCGAGCAGCGGAAACGTCGACACGGGCCCGAGCCGCTTGGACTGCGACGGGCCAAGCAGTTTGGCCACATAGCCCTGCTGGAGCCCGCTGATGGCGTCCAGCATCTCATAGCTGAGCTCGCGCTCGACCTGTGTTGACCGCAGCGCCTCGACCAGGTCGGCCATGGAGCGGATCGGCGCAGTCATCGCCCCGCCTCATCGATCATCGCCTGCCATAGGCTGGTGTCATCCCGATAAACGCTGGGCGCTGCTGTGGCCTCCAACTGATTGCATCCCTCGGCGGCAAACTCTCCAAAATGCTGGCGAGCGGAACGGTCAGCATCATTGCCTCTCGGATTACATCCTTCTGCGCATTGCCGGATGATCGCCCACACGCGATCCTGCTCCGCGATCTCGGCCGTGCGGTCGACCTCATAGCCCGCGTATGGGTCGGGTGGTGTGGCTCGCATCTTTGGGGCGAAGTCGATGCGCTTGAGCGGCGGGCGGTGCTCGACGATGGTGTGGTCGGTCATGCGTTGTGCTCCTCGCACAGCACGCGGAGCACCCGTCCAAGCAATTCCTTCATCGGTAGTTTGTCGAAGCCTGGCCCTGATATCGTAATATTCCGCATATCAGCCGTGCCATCCTCGAAGCACGCGATCACGCCGCGCTCGACTGTACGCTTGGTCGAGAGCATGTGCCCTGTGGCGACACCAGCCGCGTAAAGCAGGACTCCAAACAGCATCGCTTTGACCATGTTCATAGCGCAATCTCCAATGCTGGAAGGGCGCACGGACCGCGCGGCCGCCCAGCGTGCTCCTGCCCGTCCCTGAACGCGGATAGGATTGCTGACTGCAACTGCTCTGCCATGTGCTCCTTCGAGACGTACCATTTGCCTTGGATCTTGAGATATCGCGGAGAGGACAACCGTTCGCGCGGCTGGGTGCTCATGAAATTGCTCCGGTGAAAGGGGTGCAGGCACGTCAGGTCATTCGGCGTCTCCAAAAACAGTTGTGTCTCCGCACCACGCGTCGACACGGAAATGATTGTTGGTGATCCAGACGGGGCTCACATGCTCACCCACGCTGAGCGACATCGGCTGTTCGATATTCCACCCATCAAAATGCTCCCCGTCGTGCATGCGATAGCGGACGCAGCCAAAGTAGGTTGCTGGAAGAGAGAATATGTAAACGGGTTTTTCGACGTGAAACGTGTTGCCGTAGATCATCAGCGGTATCGTGGAATCCGGCATGCGCTCGATGAAATGGTAGACGCCAAACGCTGCGAAAAGCAGCGATCCGATCAGGATTAAATTCTTGCTCATGCATCCCTCCATGCTTGATAAGCCATCCACAGCGCGACGACCGCGAGGATCGTCCAGAGCGTCCATTGCAGATTATGCGAGACAACCTCGAACGCCGCGAGCCCCTCGCCCCATCCTGTGCCGAGCAAGATCATGCTGCCTGCTCCTCGTCGTAGGCCCACACGATGCCAATCATGCACGCCTTTCGCGTTGTCATGCTCAGCGCAAGCTCGGACGGTGGCTTGATGCCGTATGCCGCGTATTCGCGCCTCACGCGCTCCACGGCGGCCTCACGGGCGGCTGTGTTCGATCTGATGCGGGCGCCGACGTCTTCGTTCACGCCGTCCTTGCGCAGCAGGCTCAGCAGATCCTCGAAGCCCTTGGCGATGCGCGCGTCTGAATAGCTCACATGCGCCTCACACTGATGGCCACCACCTTGCCGTCATCGGATTTGACCTCCTGCGGGATTGGCGTCGGGTCCATGGCGCGCTCGATCGAAACCACCTTGAGCAGCCGGCGAAGCCGATGCGCCTGATCCTCGAACGGCCGCAGCTCGTGCTTGGCCAACTTGCGCAGGATCGCGGGCGGTGGTGCAAAGGTGAAATTGACCGTGCCGAGGTTGAGGTCGTAGGGCATCTCACCGCGCGACCAGCGCTTGATCGCGGCATTCAGCGCCCATGGCGGAATGTCGGATAGCGCGTCGTCGTAAACATCGCTGCGCGCCGCTGCTGCGGCTTCAGAGAAACTGCCGGCGGCCGGGAATGCCAGCAGCATCCTGGTCAGGAGGGATAATCTCGCCTTCGCGGACTCGTTGATCGTCAGATTCGTCCCCGTGATGATCGCCTCCAGCTCCTTCAGGCGCTGCTCGGCGTCCTTGCGATCCTGCGCTGTCAGTTCCATCCCCGAAGGCAAATCCAGGCGTTCCGGCTGCCCCGGCCATTGGGTCGTTCCGATCGAGCTCGCGAGCTTTCCGAGTCGCGACGGCAAGGATCGCATCGTGTCCAGATGTGCGCGGATTTCCAGTTCGGTTGCCATGCGTTGCTCCTCCCGCTCCTCGAGCGTTTCTGATCCAGTTTCGCCACGTTGCGTCCCAGTCGAGTTTCACGCCTCGCTGACCGGGCTGCGCTTTCCAGTGATCTCGGAATTTGCTGAGCTCGAAGACCGAACCGTGAGCGCCGAGCTTTTCGGTCGCTTCTCGCCAGTCCTCAGCGCATGGAGCCCAATCCTCCGGCAGTCGAGTGCCGCGCTTGCGCGCCTCCGAACGAAGTGAGGATTTCTGCTCTGTATCTGTTATCTGTTTCTGTTCTGTCTCTGGGGGCGTTACCGTAACGGCCTCTGTAACGTTACAATCGCCGTTACGCTGGCGTTCCCTGTGGCGTTTCACGCGCTCGTTTGAAACGTCGCTCTTGAACTGCCGAGCATTCCAATTGTGCGGACAAAACAAACCGTTGTCGTTGTCGACGAGGCCGGCCGCAGTGAGCATGGCAAGCCATTCAGCGACCTTGTTCGGCTTCATCCGCAGCACCAACGCGATGTCATTTGTGCTCGGCAACACGCCATCATTTTTAGACGCAAGGCAGAGCAAAGTGACCCACGCGCGGAAGTTTGCATCGCTCAGCCGAAGGATTTTCGGATCGTTTATCGCGTCGTCGTAGAAGCGGAACCACCTGCTCATGATGCCTCCCGCGCGCGAGTATCCTGCCGGCGCGCGATCTCGGAAGCGATCTCGTCCGCCTTCTCCATCGTCTTCAGACGTTCGGCGCGGAGCGCGGCCTGGAGCAGCACCTCGTGCAGGCCGGCCCGGGCCTCTGTGGAGAGCTTCTTCATGCGCAGGGCCTCACTATCACCCGACACCCGGAAGGCGCATCCAGGGTTGTCCCCCACGTCACGGCGATGCCGCGCATGTTCTTCGGCGCGTCGTTCTCGACGATGTGGACCGCGTGCAGGTAGTCGATCAGCAGCTTGAGCGTGTTGTCCAAGTCGATGAACACCTTGGATTCGTCGAGTACGATCGCGAGCTCGAACCGCGGGATGCGGTTGAACTTCAGCCCCTGCGATTTGGCCTGAAGGATGTAATTGTCCGCCATCTGGCGCCATGCAGCGGCGCGCTTGCGTGCGGCCCAATTGATCCGACGCAGCTTGTTCACGGAAATCGGGCGGGGGAGATCCAGAACGATATCCTCACCCGGCAGCGCCAACCGTTCGCCGCCCGGCTTGTCCATGGGGGCGGCGAACGGGGGTGCACTGGTGTCGACACGGGGCAAAACGGAGGGAATCCCGCGCTTCTCCAGGTACTCGGTGAGTTGCTTCTCGCTCCAATTCATCAGTTGATCAGTCCTCATCGATCCATGGCGCGATCCACACTGCGAGCGCCGCACACCGCGAGCCGAACCGAACGAGGCGCTTAGCGACGAACGTTCGGATTTCCCTGCAAAACAAGCGAGCTTTCGAGCTTTGCCAACCGGGCCTTGAGGTCGTGGTATTCATTGGCGACGGCTTTCTCTCGCTTGAGGCGAAGGGCTTCGTTGATCCGTGCAGCTTCGTGGGCGTCGATGCGGCGCGCCTTGCCGTACCAAATGTCGAACGCGCGCCAGTAAGTGAGGCCGGTTGCGCGTGCGACCCGCTCAAGTCGGCGCTTCAGCTTGTCGCCCTCAGGCCACGGCTTCGACAGCTCTTTGAGGGCCTCGGAAAAGTCGTTCCCAACGAAATTGGGAGAACTCCCAACACCACCGGCAAATAAAAAGCTCATCGCTTCTCCTACTCGTTACACGCTGGAAAAAAGGAACTCGCCCGTGCTACAACCGCCGATTGAAGGGGCCGGATATGAGCGAACAGAACTGGAGCGCGGTGAGAGCTATTGCCATCGCCGCGCTGATCGGCGCCTTGATCGTGATCGCCGGCCTGTATCAAACGGCGGAAGACTGCGCCGCCGATGCCGACAGCCTCATCTCGTTGATCGCGCCGGTGTGCAAGACCAGATGATCGGAAAACCGGAAGTGAGCAATTTTGCTCAGTCAGCGAGCCTGTCCCGATATAGGTCAAAGTGCGCAGACGATTTTCATTGTGTCTTGATCGTGACAGAGCGCAGAATAGGTGCCTCAGTAATGCGGGGGGCCGCTCATGGGCTCGATTATTTTGTTCCCGACACGTCACGCGCTTGCCTCGATCGGCTTGAAGGCGAACACGCAAGGATCAGCCTCTTTCCCCAAAGCAGCGAGGGCTTCCCGGACAAGCAAGAACTTGTCGGGGGCGATCTTGCCGCGGTCGAGCCAATTGCTCACTGCGGATGCGCCCACGCCAACGGCGGACGCTGCGGCGGTGGTGCCGCCCAGGGCTTCAACGACGGCTTCGACTGTGGTCAGCATGCTCCTAGATAGTTCACATTCCGTGAAGGTGTCAAGCCTTCACGCAAGGAGAGTGGATTTCACCCCCTGTGAACTGCCAAAATGGGGCATGCCTGAATCCAATAAAGCGCTGTCAAACCGACTGAAATTCACCCGCGAGGCGCTCGGGGTGAAGCCGGCCGACGTGTGCAAAAGGCTGAAGGTCGGAGCGAACGCCTGGTCTCAATATGAAAGCGGCGAGCGCCGGATCACCCTTCAGGTCGCCATCAAGTTCTGCGCCGAGTACGGACTGACGCTCGACTGGATCTACCGTGCCGATCCCTCGCGCCTGCCGCATGATATCCGCATGCGGCTGCCGTCCGAAGTGGCATAGTTCACATTTTGTGATTTTATAGGTTGACAGGTTCACGCCATGTGAACTAGGGTGCTCCATCACCACGGAGCACGCCATGTCCGATCATTCCCGCCGCTACACCGCCGAATACTGGGATCACCGCCGCGACGAGCGCAAGCACGACAGCCTGCCGCATCGCCTCGACCGCAAGATCAGCACCGCAATCGACATCGTGCTCCTCGTCCGCCTCATGGACAACGTCGAGGACGCCGCCGCGCTGATCGACCTCTACGCCGCGAGCAGGGCTGACGAAGCCCGCATGGAAGCCGTGCGCGCGGGAGCCGGGGCATGAAGAAGCCTGACCCCGTCGAGATCGTCGCGATTGCCGCCCCCGTGCTGATCGAAGTGGTCGCCGTCTCGCTGTTCATCGGCATGTGCATGGTCGTGATGATCATCCTCGCGACGCCGGTGCCGGCATGAACGCCCCCGTCGAATCCGCCGTCTGCCGCCAGTGCGAGCAGCCGTTCCGCTTCATCCGCTACGGCAAGCGTCCCCGCGTCTACTGCGAAGTGTGCCGCGAGCTGCGCTACGAGGCCCAGCGCGCTCAATTCTACGAGCGGCTGGATGCGACGGAGAAGCGGCTGGCGGCCCGCGCGAACGCCATCGCCTGCCATGAGGCCGCGTGATGCCTGATCCGACCCGCAAAACCATCAGCGCCACCGAAATGTCCATGCTGCTCGGCGTCTCGCCCTACGGCACGAAGTGGATGCTCTACCAGCGCTTCGCCAAGGGCATTGAGGCGCCCGGCCCGGAGCATAACCGGCTGGACTGGGGAACGAAGATGGAGCCCCTGCTGCTCGACCAGGCCGCGCAGGATCTCCGGCTCGAGGTCAAGACCAACCGCCAGACCGACGGATCGCAGGTCTATCTGCGCCGCGGGCTTCTCGGCTGCTCGCGCGATGCTGACATCTACGATCCGCAGCGCGGGTACGGCGCACTCGAAACCAAGTGCTGCTTCGATTACAAGGTGCTCATGCAGGAATGGGACGGCGGCAAGACCCCGCCCCGCCAGCATGAGATCCAGCTTCAGCAGCAGATGTACGTCGGCGACGGCGTGAAGTCCTACGAGTGGGGCTCGATTGCGCTGTGGTGCGGCGGCGACATGACCTATTTTCACCGCAAGCCGATGCCGGACCTGTGGGAGACCTTCGAGCACGAGGCGGAATTCTTCTTCGCCGATGTCGCCGTCAGCAATGAGCCCTCCCCGTTCGGCGCCCCGGTCGAGGTGCCGCTGCTCAAGCAACTGTTCTCCGTGCCGACGGGCGAGGTCGTCAACGTCACCGAGGCGCTCGGCGAGGTCGAGGCCACCAAGCTTGCGCAGCGCGTGGTCGACGCCGACTACCAGCGCGTGGTCAGGCTCGCGGCCGAGAAGGTCGAGAAGGATGTCCAGGCCAAGCTGCTCGGCCTCGCCAAGGATGCCGACGAACTCGAACTGCCGCAGGGCATCCGGGTCAAGATCAGCCGCTCGCCGCGCGCCGGCTACAGCGTCAAGCCGACCACTGTCGTCTCGGTCAAGGCTCACATTCCGCACCAGATCAACGGGGACTTTTGATGGCTTCCGAACTCATCCTTTTCGAGAACACCCTGCGCCCGCTCGCCCCGCATTTCGAACAGGCGCTCGCCGGCGCCGTCCCGGTCGAGCGGCTGATGCGGTCGATCATGGTGTCGGTCGAGCGCAACCCGCGGCTGCTGGAGGCCAACCGCCAGAGCTTGCTCAACGCCTCGATGTCGGCCGCCTGCCTGGCGCTGGAGGTCGACGGCGTCACCGGGCAGGCATTCTTCGTGCCGTTCAAGGGGCAGGCGCAGCTCATCATCGGCTACAAGGGCATGAACACGCTCGCCGCGCGCTCCGGTTTCACGGTGCAGGGCGAGGTCGTGCGCGAGGGCGACGCCTTCGATTACGAACTCGGAGACAAGGGGTTCGTTCGCCACAAGCCGCGGCTGGCCGGCACCGACCGGCCGATCATCGCAGCCTGGGCCACCGCATCGGCGAACAATCGCCCCCCGATCATCTCGGTGCTCGGCATCGACGACATCATGGCAATCAAGGCGAAGTCGCCCGGCGCCAGCCGCAGCGATAGCCCGTGGAGCGATCCGAAGATCGGCTTCCCCGCGATGGCATCGAAGTCGGCTAAGCGTCGCCTGTCGCGCGCGATGCCGCTGAACGCCGATCCCCGCTTCCATCTCGCCGCCGCGATGGAGGAGGCCGTCGAGGAGCGCGGCAAGACGTCGTGGATCGATCCGCACCGCGGCCTCCAGATCGAGGGAGAGGATCGCGATGTCCCGACCATCAACCACGAACAGCGCGGCACCATGGAATTGCTATCGCCCGTGCAATCCCGCACGGCGACGTCAGCGGCACCGGCCTCACCCGCATCCAGCCCCGCGGCTACCGGTGCCGCTGACGAATTGACCGCCGCCGAGTGGGACATCGAGCTCGACAAGGCAGCCAAGCAAGGCAACGTCTCGCTCGTCGCCCTATGGGAGAAAATCCCGCGCGAGCACAAGCCGACGCTGAAGGCTGCCCTGGATCGGCGCCACAAGCTCACGGCAGCGGAAGCCGACAAAGCAAAGGCGCCGGCATGACCAACATTGCGCTCGTCATCGCCATGGTCGGCCTTCTTTTGATGTTCTGTTTCTGGCTTGCCTATGGGAGCCCGAACGGTGGCCGCTGGCCGCATCGGGAATGACGCTACGACATCGGGGATGAGAAATTGGTGAATATCGAAAAGGGAGAATGGGTGAAGGGGGTCGCGCACTGGCGCGAGGGGAAAACTGCGTTCATCTCCATTGCTTTCACTTGGCGCCTGCCCGAGGCCAGAAAGATAGCCGAGTATTACCGCGCGATCGGCTGCACTACCGTGCGCGCCGGCGGACCCGGCACGTTCACCCAGAAGAAGTATGTCGCGGAGTTTGCAGAGATCGGAGGCTCGATCCCGGACGCGATCGCGCGCCACAATCCGATGGCCACCAGGGCAAGCTACGGCTGCCCCGTGGGCTGCTGGTTCTGCATCGTTCCGAAGATGGATGGCAAAACCTTTACCTTCCTGCCGGATTTCCCTGTCCGCCCCGTGCTGTGCGACGACAACCTATCCGCGCTACCGGCGGATTACCAGCAACACATCATTGACCGCTATATCGCGGCTGGCGTGCCGTTGCTCGACGCCAACTCAGGCTTTGAGCCGGCCACCTTTGATGAGGATGTTTTCGCGCGCTGGAAGCCTGTGCTGAAGGGACCGTGGCGGTTCGGGTACGACGAGAATACCGAGGGCGAAGCGGTCGCCCGCGCCTTCCGCATTCTCAAGGACGTTTCGCCCCGTAAAAAACAGGTCTACACGATGATCGGACATGAGCCGTTCGATGTGTGCATGGACCGCATTCAGAAGGTAATTGCGAGCGGCGGCGAGCCATATGCGCAACCCTTCTTAAAGCTGAACGCACTGATCAAGGAGCCAGCTGTTCGCCACGATTGGACGCTTCTGAAGCTCAAGCAGGTCCAGCGCTGGGTGAACCGTCGCATTTGGCGCAAGGCACCATTCAGCGAATATAACGCGTCAATAAAAACTAACTCGCCTCGTCCCCACTGACATCGCCACATCTCTGACCTCAAACCCTAGGAACAATAATGCGCGTCGAACAGAACATTCTCGAAATCCTGGAGCGTAGCGTGGTCGAAGGCGCCTTGTTGCGCCTACCTGCGACGCAGCTTGACCGCAATACCTATCAGGCAGTCAACAAAGTGATCGAGGCTGCTGGGGGAAAGTGGAGCCGCAAGGATCGTGCCCACGTTTTCGAAGGCGAGGCGATCGAAACCATTGAGCCGATCTTGCTCACAGGCGAATACACCAGGACGAAGCAGGACTTTGGCCAGTTCGACACACCCGAGGAGGTCGCGCTAGACGTGGTACGGCGCGCGCAGATCGAGCCCGGCATGCATGTTCTGGAGCCGAGCGCAGGCATTGGCAACATCGTGGACGCCGTCGAGAAGGCTGGCGGAAGGGTCGAGGCGTTCGAGATCGACGCCAAGCGCCTGCACGCGTGCAAGGAACGCTGCATACTCGCTGGCGGCATCCGCCTCTCAGACTTCCTGACATCAAAGCCTGAACCTATCTTTGACCGCGTCGTGATGAACCCGCCGTTTGCCCGGCAGGCCGATATCGATCACGTCCTGCATGCTGCCAGGTTCCTGAAACCCGAAGGTCGCTTGGTCTCGATCATGTCGGCGAGCGTGACTTTCAGGACAGACGCTAAAACCGAGGCCTTCCGCGAGTTCATCAATGCGCGCGGCGCGAGCCACGGTCACTTGCCGGCCGGCTCCTTCAAGGAGTCCGGAACGATGGTGAATTCCGTCGTCGTCTCCTTTGCGTGTCCGTCGCTCACTCAACAACAGTTTGGATCTGAAAATGTCTGAGCACACGCCGACGCCGTGGAAGTTATCACCCTGGCATATTGAGGAAGGCCCTCCTGCCGTCCTTGCGCCGGCCGGACACATCGTTTGCACGACTGCTAGCGATGACGATGCGGAATTTATTGCGAAGGCCGTGAACAATCACGATCGGCTAGTCAGGATGGTCGAAGACCTTCTTGCGGTTCTTGACGATGCTCAAAGTGGGTTCATCCCCGGCACCGGATACGATCTGAACTGGCAGGAAAAACGCGACAGCCGGCGGTCCGACGCCATGGCTATCCTCACTGATCTCATCCGACCGGGGACGACATGATCACGCTCGTAACCATAGCCTGCCTCGCCATCCTGATCGCGGTTGCAGCCTTTGCAACAAAGCGCGATCCCGGCCACTTCGGCAGCACGAACTTAGGGGAATAGGGATGATCGAGCATAACGATAGATCCGCTGAGAGCAAAAGTGCCAAGGACTTCTACGATATGTCCGGCCCCGACCTTCTCGACTATTGCGGTGCCGACGCCAGCAAATGGGCGGAGGCATTCTGCAAGATCAAGGAGGCGCAGGGCTGGGGCGTGGACGACATCGACCAAGGGCTGATGATTACCTGGTTCGCCAACGCAATCGAGCATTCGTCCATGGTTCGTCGCATCCCAGATGATGCCCAATCTGCACCAGTGAACGCTGCCGCATTGACCGAGAGCCTGATCCAGGCCGCGGTGGATTATGAAGCTGGAAGGATTGGTCGGCCAGCCCTATCCGCGGCACGCGCTGCCGTCGAGGCGGCTATCGCCCAGCCGCCGGCCGCTCCGGTCGAGACGAAACCGTTCTACGGCGCCGAATGCCCATCTTATCCCAACTGCAACGGTGGGTGCGGCCTCGGCTGCACTCATGAGGTTGAACGGCACCGGCGCTCATCTGCCGCCAATGGGGGTGAGAAATGAGCAGCTTGCTCGATCGCCTCAACGGCAACAACGGCCAGCGCGCGGCCTGGATACGCGCAAATCTCGACTTCCCGCACAAGGACTGGTGCCTGATCTGGCCGTTCGCGAGAAGTGATACAGGCTATGCCATTTTCGGGGAGCCGCCGCGCAAGGTTCACCGCCTCATGTGCGAGCATCGCCACGGGCCGGCGCCGACGCCAGAGCATCACGCCGCGCATTCGTGCGACCGTGGACACGACGGCTGTGTAAACCCGTGGCATCTGGACTGGAAGACGCCAAGCGATAACCAGTACGACCGATACAGGGACGGCGCCGCCCCGCGACCTCGCTACAAACTCACGCCAGAGCAGGCGAGAGAGATCCGCGATCTGAAGGGCCTTGAGCACACCAAGGATACAGCGGCTCGGTACGGAATTCGGGAATCGAACGTCCGCCTCATCCAGTCTGGCAAGACTTGGAAGAAGGATCGGCCGGATATCCGGCAATGGACGGACGAGGAGATCAAGAGGATTCGCAGCTCGCCGGTTGGTATCAAAGGGCTGGTCAAGGATTTAGCCAAGGAATTTGGCGTCACGGACTCGACCATCTATCGCATCCGCAACGCTCAATCCTACCGGCATCTTGATTGCGAAGCCTCGTCCACGCTCACGCGCCCACATGGCGGTGGCAAATGAACAAGCCGTTCACCAAAAGCGAGCGAGCGGTGCTCAAGTGCCTGGAGGAGCATTCCAGTCATGACGAGAATTGCCTCCCATCAGGCTTTATCGCAACGCTGACTGATCTGAGCTTGTTACAGGCTCGACGAGCCGTGAAGTCGTTGCAGCGCCGTGGCTACGCCGAGCTTGTGCGCGGGATTTTTCGCGACGACGGCTCACTCGCAGGGAGCGGATATTGCTGCACGCCGGAAGGCCGCACAACCTCACGCTCAATGTCTTCGCACGACCGAGGTGCTGAAAATGGCTGATTGGCTTGGATACCATCTCTACGTTCACGGCCCTTGGTGGGTCATGCGGCGCAACAACGCATTCGTAAACTGGTGTTTGCGGCACGCTGGCGCATGGGCCTATCGGGACCACGACTTCGGCGATGATGTGTCCGCAGCGATGGAGAGAAGCGATGACTGATGGCGGCTATATCTATCGGGCCGGCGATATCGTGCATCACGAGCCGACCGGCGAGGATTGGGTGGTTGCCTACCTCGATGGCGAGCGCATCGCGTGGTGCGGCTGGCCTGCCGGCGAGGCCATGACTGCAGATTGCTGGCTCAAGAAAAGCAGCACCGACGAGGAGCACCGTTCCTGGCTTGAGCAGATCGCCAAGAGCGACGGCAAGCGAGCCCGGATGGCGCAACGCGAGCTGGAACGCATGGCGGCTGTTGTGGGATCTGCTCCAGTGAGCGGAGGCGAGAATGGCTGAGCCTGAAATCATCGGTATCTTGCACGGCGCCAAGGTGCTGATCGATCGCTCGACGCAATCGGTCATCATTGCGAGCGACGACATCAACCCGATCAAGTTCTCAATCGATCACCCTTACATCCAGGGCACGAAGCTTGAGCGCGAGGCCCGCGCTGCACTTGCTTTGCCTTCAGAACAGTTGGGTGGTGAAAAGTGAGAGATTGGGTCATCACCTCATCGGCCGACCGAGAATGTTTGGAGTCGGTAAGGCTCGCATCAGCCGCCGGGACATGGCGGCCATGGCGAGGCGTTTTTGCCCGTGCAGAGCGCCTGCGTAAGCGCGGCCTTATCAAGGAGGCTGGCATCTCAGTGATGTGGCCGTACAAACTGTACGTGATCTCGACAGAAGGGCTCGAAGAACTCACCGCGTGGGAGCTTTTGGAGCGCCCGCCCTCGATCTCCTCAAACAAGTAGGCATGCAATGCAGAACCTCGCGCGCCGCGATCCGACTCCTGAAGTGATCGAAGAAGTCACGGCGATCTGCCGTGCCGAGCTTGAGGCTGCCGGCATCGCCGTATCTGAATACGACATCTTTGCCAAACACGGGGAGGTCCCCTCGAAAGCCGTTGGCGGTCTAGCCTCATGGGGATTCCAGCGCGCCTGGTACTACTGGATCGCAGAAGGCCCCGGCATCCCGCCCGACATTGCCGAGAAACTGCACGCGACGCACGGCAAAGATGTTCGCGTTGATGGCCACTGTGGCTGCCCATCGCCCCTGGAGTGGCACAAGGGCTTTGCGGTCGGCCGGTATCATGTCGATACGCAGGAAGGTTTGAACGCGCTCGCAGCCACGATCCGCGAGGTAATCGCCTCATACTCGGTCTCGTCGAAGGAGCCCTGAGGTGACACGCGACGCTGACCTGAACTTCTCGGATTTGATTACGCTTGAAGACGCGTGCAAACACTTCTTGGGCGGCAAGGTCACGGTTGCGACTTTGCGCGTGCTTCACAAGGCGGATAAGCTAGATATTTACCGGATCGGCCGGCGCGACTTCACCACGATCAGCGACCTAAAGGCGATGCAACAAAAATGCCGCGTAGCAGCTCAGGCCCCAAGCTCTGGTTCGACAAGGCGCGTGATCGATGGACGATCAGCGACGGCAAAAGCAAGCGCCGCACAAACTGCCGTCGCGATGAAATTAGAGCAGCGGAAAAAGAGCTTAAAGCATACATAGCCGAGAAGCACACGGTCGAGAAAACTTCGACCGCGATTGCGGACATCCTCATGGCCTATATCGACGAGGTGATCACCGGGAAGGTCAGCGAGCCGGATTCGCTGATGATGATCCGCCGCCTCAATGCATGGTGGGGCGACAAGTTCATCGCTGATATCACCCCGGCGAAGTGCAAGGCCTACATTGCGCACCGAGGCGGCAAGACGATATCCCGCTCCGAACTCGGCTACCTGAGGGCGGCCCTGAAGCACTGGCACAAGAACCATGCGCCCATCCTGATCCCGACCATTACGATGCCGGACAGGCCGCCGGCCCGCGAACGCTGGCTGACCAGATCCGAGGCGGCGCGGTTCCTATGGGCGGCCCGGCGCTCCCCTCACCTCGCCCGCTTCTTTATTATCGGCTGGTACACCGGCAGCCGGCGGACCGTGATCCTCAACATGAAGTGGTCACTCATCAAGATCGAGGACCGGATCATGTTCCGGAAGCCTCCGGGCTCCGTACAGACGAAGAAGCGCGCGCCGCCGCTGCGCATCGGGGACCGGCTTTTGTCACACCTGAGGCGCTGGAAACGGCTCGACGGGGATAAGGAGCTTCTGATCCGCTTTGCTGGCGCCAACCGCGGGAAGGCGATCAAGCAGATCGACCGGGCCTGGAAGAAGGCGCGGGTTGCGGCGAAGCTCGGGACCGATGTGACCCCTCACGTCCTGCGGCATTCCCGCGCCACGCACATGATGCGCCAAGGCATCGATCCATGGAGCGCAGCGCAGTTCCTGGGGATGTCGATCAAGCTGCTCGAAACGACCTATGGACACCACCGGCCGGACTGGCAAACCGACGCATCAAACGCTGAATAAGAGTACCGAAAGAGTACCAAACCAACAAAAACTAGCGTATAATAGCTGAAATTCGAGTAAGACAGCAGTATCTGCTACTCCCGTGACTGGCCTTAAATCATTGATCTAATTGGAGTTGTCAATGCAAAACGACATGAACGACTCAAGAACAAACGGCCATGAGAGTACCGAAGGAGTACCGGTCGCATGGGGCCGGGTGATTGATGGCAAAGCCGTCACCGTGAGCCTTGAGAAGACGGCGGCCAATGACGAGCCTCTCTACGC